TGCATCGTTAGAAAGAAGAGTTCTTACAACTTCATCAATATCTGTTCTGGTGACTTCTGTTGGGTTATCACCATTAACACCACCAACACAGTTTATGAAACCAGCAGTTGCTGCCAACATATCTCTTGTAAGTTGGTCTTCTGTTTGTCTTAGCGACACACCTAATCTTGCTGCAGCTTCGTTCAAAACAGGATCTTGATTTTGTAATGTACATTTTCTGTTACTTTTTATGACCAAATATTTTCTATTTGGCGGGGAGTCTTGTTATTCCTCCCTCTCATACTCTCATATGAGATCAGACTATATCTTCAAAATCTTTTATAATTTTGTCGAGCGTATAGTCGTTGAGGATTCTTGACCTTGATTTACCTTTAAAGCCATACATTTCTCTATAAAGGATGAATTCTTCTTTTCCATACTTTGATGCTTTTCCAGAACGTGGCTTCGAAGCCCTTATATCTAGAAATTCCAATATCTTTGTAACGCGATGTCTCTTTTCGCCTATCATATATGGATATATCGTATTTGCTAGTTTTCTTAACGATGCTTGATTTTCAACTGATATTTCTACTTTTGCTTTCCTAGATATGCCATCACTTCCAATTGCTGCTTTTCTAAAATTGTATCGATATTTTATATCTAAATTATCTAAAATAGATTTTATCTTATCCATAATAACAATATCACAATTAACAACTCCAATATTGCCTTTCAATGCTCTAGTATACTTACCGTTTTTTTGATTAGATTTATAGCAAATAAGACTTATCCAACCTTCACCTTCTATGAGACCTGTAAGCCATGCTAAATCAATTTCAAGTCTTTCCTGCTGATTGCCCATTGTTTCATCCTTCTGATTTTCACGACAGATTAATATTGTTTTATTTATTATATCATCGAATGCTCTGTACGTACAGAAAGGCTTTAGGGGTTTCCAGCATATAGCTCGATTTAAAGCAGGCTAACACTGCCAAAATCAAGAAATTTCAAAGATCAATTTTACAACCTGCTCGTTCAACTGAACGTAGGTCAAATCAGTTAAACTATTACGGCACCTAAATTACCGTAAAAATCAATTCTTGCATCTATGTCGACCGCGGTAAGTTGCTGCGATGGAGGTGTAACTCCTGTATTTCCAAGCGGTACCATTGCTGTATTAAGAGGATTATATCTTCTCATACGTAGCGTTGTTCCACCTTTAGAAGGCATTCTTTTTTTCATTGCAGGTATTTTATGGATCATTGATGGAACTGGTACGGAGAGAAGTTTATAGCTGAAAGACTGCTGGACTGGAGCAGGCAATACAGCTGTAGTGGTTATAGGCATAGTTTCTCCTAACCTAAACTTATAATATTACAACATGTGGGTGGGCGATTCCCTTCCTGCCCGTGGGATGAGCGATGTCCCGGTCCAGCTCAGATATAAAAAAGTGGGTTGGCGAATCCCGTCCAGCCAACCCTATAGTACATAATCCAATTTTTTAGTTCAAGCCTTAAGGCTGTGAAGATACTTTAAATGACATGCGCGACACCTTTTAGATCTACCTGATCTCAATTGAGAACATCGTACGTACTTTCTTTTCCCACATCTACATTCACATAAGCACGTCAATATTCTCTTATTAGTCTTTTTTCCGGATTTTATAAGTTTGTATTTATATAAAACTTTCCATGAATCATATACATTTTTTAATTTGTATACAATCCTTTTTGGAGCTGCAACTAGTTTGGTAATATTATTGCTGCATGTTATACATTTTGTTCCTTTTCCTCTACGTAGTTCACTGACCACTTTAACTCTTTCAGCGCCGCATATACACTTAACGCGCACACGGGGCTTCCTTATAACTCTTCCACGACGAGGTCCGGTCTTAACAATATGCACTTGATCTGGGCCACTTCCAATTACAGTCATATGACCTATACGGTCGCCAATTTTATACATCCGAATCTAATTTCTAGATCTTGCATCATTCATTTCTTTAAGAAGTTGTGCTTTAAGCTCATCTGTTAATCCGTTTGCAAATGCGTTTGCTCTTTGTAGAGGTCCTTCACCTTGTTGTGGAGAAACACTTGCTAATGGTCGAGGTTTAGCAGCATTTTTTTGAGCTCGAGCTCTATCCGCTTCATATTTATCTTCTCTATAAATGCCTAACTGCTTAATCATGGTATATGCAGAAACAGCTTGAGAATACAGATCGCTATTTGCTCGCAATGTATCACCTATTTCAGGATAATCCCTCACCAAAGCCTCAACATTCTCTTTACTTACAACAGAATCAAAATCATTATATTTTTGCTTTAAGCGTGTCTCAACTGTTGCTGATGTAGTAACTTGTTGATAATTTTTAAGTTGTTGCTCAAGTTTTTTAATCTTCTTTGCAACTTTACCTAGATGTTTTCCCTCTACAAAGTCATCGGCGCCGATATTTAAATCCTCATCTTCAGGCTCCGGTTTTGCTTGTGGCTTTTCGTACTGCTCTTTCATTTGTTGTACTAACCTATAAGCCTCATCTCTTTCTTTTTCAGCACGCTCCTTACGAAGGCGCATTTCTCGCATGTTAGCTTCGTTATAATCTGGTTGCTCTTGTTGTGCCTCTTCCTGAACTTCTGGTTGCTCTTGTTCTTGGACTACTTCTTGTTCAGTAGCTTCTTGTATTGTGTTGTTTAATTCTTCTGTTTGCATATTATCCTTTCACTAAGCATGGAGATGCATCTTCTTCTCCGTTAAGTTTTTTAGCTAACCTTAAAAGTGTGCCATCACTATACTCTAAAACATATTTTAACAGTTCTCTTTGTTCTTTTGGCAAATCTAAAGCATTCGCCACCAATATCTCACAGATATCTCTTGCCGGTATAACCCATAAAAACTCAAGTATGCCTGCCTTTCTATTGTATTTATATACTATTTGGTCCCATTCTGGAGTAGGACAACTTTGACGGCCAGTAAAAAAGTTGCGAATAACGTTCTGCATTAAACGCTCTTTTTTAGTTAAAACTACTATATAAAAATCCCCATCAAAGTCTTTTTTAGAGCGCTCAATACACTCATTGATATGTTTTTCATAATCAGTAAGCTGCTCTTGCATCTGATCAGACGGAGAATGATCAAAGTCATTAGATTTTTCTAATAACTCGAGGCTAATTTTCCCAACTGTATCTCGTTTCTCATCCATTGCTTTCCCCTACTGGAATATATTTTTTCCTTTATGATATCATAATTATGAAAGGCATCTAAGTAATCGCAAAGCTTTAACCATCTTACTGGAAGGAGGTCATCATGTTTAAACAAAAAATCTTATTGATTTCACTACTAGTATCACTGTGCGGGACTAACACTTATCCACTGATGCGATCAGCGTCTCGGTTCTCCAGAAGAATGAAATGCATAAGAGAAGAATTTCAGAAACATAGAAACCGGCTTTCGAAAGATGTAACAAAGCTAGAAGCAACAATAGAAGATAGTGAAAACGACGATGCTAAGATTTGTTGTACACCCGAGACAACAAAATCTATACTTGCACTGCTCTCGGGACTATCTACAATTGTAGTTACAATTATTAAGTTAGTCTCAAAGTAACCTCTGGCGGCTCATTTACTTCCTTTTGAGCCGCTATTATGTTATTATTATACTATGTATTATAATCCTAAACACACAAAGGGTACTGTATGAGACTTATTAAATCCGTCATCATGTCAACATTATGCATGATGGCTATGAGTAGGCCGAATGATATGAGTAACCATATCGAATACGCGCATAATCATATAAAAACATTAAAAGAGGACATCGAGGAACTTTTCGAGAAAGACAGCAAACTAACGATAAAAGATATAATTCAAAGGTTAGATCAATTAATCGATCGAATGGATATACTTATAAAAGATGCTGTTGATAAGTATAAAGAAACACAAATGGAAAAATATACATCGATGCTAACAGTACTTAAGTTCATGAAAAAGGAAGCGCTAGAAGTCCGAAAAGTACTAGAGGTAAAATACTATTTCTTTATTAGTTTTGCACTGGCGCTTAAGAAACTATTCGATAAAATCAATACTGCAGCTTATAGAAACGCAATGATGAAAAGATTCAAACGTTTGCGGTGTCATCTTTGTAAAGAGGAACAGGCAGAGTTGGATGAACTAGTTAATACACTCGGATCAATTAAAGATCTGATGCCTAAAAGTAAAATAAGAACAATTGCTGTTTTAAGAGGCTTATATAAAAGGTAATTAATGATCATAATGGGAGTAGATCCAGGCACAAGATATCTTGGATATGGCGTACTTGATCACACGAAGCAAAAAACACGATTAATTGAATCAGGCTGTTTAGATATACACAAAAAAAAGAAACTCACTGAAAAAATCGGATGCATATATAAATTTATACATGAGAAAGCTCTAGAGTATAAAATAACAGTACTCGCCCTAGAGACTCCTTTTTTATATAAGAATGCCTCAACGTTTCTCAAGCTGGGATATGTTCGAGGTGTTCTTTATCTTATCGCTGACCAACTACAATTTGAGCTGCGTGAGTACGCTCCAATGGAAATCAAGCAACAAGTAACCGGTTACGGAAAAGCATCGAAAGACCAGGTTTCTACTGTAGTAACAAGGCTATTTAATATTAAAAAACCACAAAGGGATGATACAACTGACGCATTAGCAGTAGCCCTCTGTGGCCTGTGGAATAAAAAAAAAGCTTTAAGGTCGTGACAAAACGTCACATACTCAAACAGTGATAAAGAGTCACTTCTTCTTTTTTGACCCTAATTTTTTTACACCTTCCTTCTTTTTTAACCCCTTTTTTTGTGCATTTTTCTTTTTAGGTTTTACCACACTGCCGCGTTTAGCAGCTTGCGAAGCTTCATTTAAAGCTATAGCTATAGCCTGCTTCCTACTTTTAACCTTCTTTTTGCTTTTTCCGATATTAAGTTTTCCGGATTTTGCTTCTCCCATAACAATTTCCATCTTCTTCTTAAATATCTTTTTATCTTTTTTTGCTTTAGGTGCTTTAACTAGTTTCTTAGCCATAAATTGCTCCTATAGGTAAGGAGACGGTGTTGATCAACCAAGTTTTTGAGGAAAAATTAATTAACTACGTACCGCCTCCCCAATAAAAAGGATCCTTCTATTACCTGACAAGTCTCGTTTCTTCAAGGTAGAGCCGTTTTTTTTCTTTACTCTGACGTTTTTTGTTTTTTTGCATATTAAAGGGCGTACCTAGTATCGCATATGCTATTTTTTCAGCCTTTCCCTTTTCTCGTGGCATGACAGGCATATTATCTCCTAATATTTTTCTGAATTGATTGGTTTTTTGCGTTTCAGGTCGTCTTTAATTTGACGATCGACTCCTGCCATTGTGTCATCCAATCCTTCAGGCATGTTATAAGGCATTTCTGGATATTTTTTGTATATCACTTGTTGTGGAAGATTTGCTATAGCAGAAGTATCATCATTGATCATTCCACCATAATAGCGTTTTTTTGCCATCGTTTCTCCTGGAAACTGCCCATATGGGCAAGGTTAACAACCCCTAACCAAAAGAGGTTTAATTCTTTCAAATATATCACATTCAAACATTAGCAGTAGCAAGTTTTTCTGCTTCGGCCATTGTACCCTTCTTCGCTGTCTCATGAGCCCTTTGATCACGCACATTTTCACGTGTCATTATCTGAGATAAAGATATTAGCTTCTCAAGTTGTCTAATGTCTACTTCTTCTACCTCTTTAAGAGCTCTAACTATATTTAAATCTGCCATAGCATTATCTTTTTGAGCTTCTGCATAACGCTCGGTAGCGAATGCTTGGTTTTCTTCGACTCGGCTAGCACGTTCTAATCCTAGACCTCTATCAGCGACCGATCGAGCTTGCGCTAATTCTGTACGAGCTTCTTGCTCAGCTAAAGTAGCCTGCAATTGCAATTGCTCAATTTGGGTTCGTTGTTGCGCGGCCATCTGTACAGATTCGACTAGTTTCTTCTTGTTCTGTAGAGTAGAAGCCTCAAGTAGTACTTCATCAGGAATTTGCACTCCTGCTTCACGCATCTGTAGCAACTGAGCAAACTGCATCTGTTTCTGTGTTGTTGTATTAAGACCTTCTTCAACCGCTGAATCATATCTACCAAAAGCTTTATTATAAAACTGTGGCGAAGGCTCTTCCTCGATAATTCTTTTTACTTTTCCTGGGGTAAAATTAGATTGCACAATGTCCAACATCAACTTACCGAGTAACTTTTGAGACCGATCTAACTGATCAAATAGTTTCTGCAGTGTAGTCAAACCAGCACCTTGGCGTAACATGGCAAGTATACCAGCCTTTTCATCAACAGCGGAACCGAGCAACTCTTCATTAACACCAGAAATTTCTTGCACTTCACGCGCTAATATTTCAGATATCTGTACAATGGAAGAATCGAATGCTGCTGGAGGTATTCTCTCAACATCGGTCATCTGCGCTTCTTGTTTAAGAGCCAATCCTCTGCCTTGCCCAGACATAAAGACATCTTTAGGGTTAACCAAAGAATCTTCTTTATACTTCCAACCAGAATTGATTTGACTTTCAAGTATATCAAGCTCAATAGCTTTTCTACGATTATATAAAAATTGTGCATCTCTCAATCCCCGTACGACCCCTTGAACACGCCAAGGAAAATAAGGTATTTCAGGTGAATAATACGCAAACACTGGCACAAAAGGATAATTATCGATACCCATTGGATTAGGCCCATTATACATCACCTTACCTTGTACAACGATTGCAACGTTAACCGTTGGTACTTCCTGATCTACAATTGTCACTTGTGGATACACTCTTAAGAACTCTTTAAGCGCGTCATCATTGTCGACTTTCCACTCAAATGTTTCTCCCGTTTGAGAATCAACGAGCATCTTTTGCGTTCTATAACCTCTGTAATAGTATTCATCATACGTAAGAAGATTTTTAGGTCCATAATTATAGTTTTCAGGCATAAATTGAAACTTATTATCACGCATATCATTGCCAGAAAGCCCTATAATTTCATCCTTATAATCTGGAAGCAGCGATAAACATTCTGATTTGGTTAGGAAAGAACGTTTCCATAATCCGCGACAATCAGATAAGTCTTGTTTCCTAAAGAACGGATCAATTAAAAAGCTGTTATAACTACAGTTATCAACCTTAATGTTCCCAGAAACTGGGTCAGATCGATAGTCGACCCATACTTGAAGCAGATTCATGCCTGTTATTAATGCACCTTCGAACGCGTTCGATATGGTATCAAGCGTACCCTCTTGCTGGTTAATCCACATCATGATCTTGGTAAACTGATCTGCCGTTAGCTCATCACCATTCTCAACCGGTACAACTATAGTAGATTTTCTATTTTTTCGCTGATAACCAGATATCATGTTTTTAACACGTTTTATACGGTTAAAGTTAAATTGTCTTCGCCTATTTAGTGGTAGGTTGCCGTATAGATCATTCCAAAGAGTTTGATCACCTGCTTCGAACCTTGTATCGGTATCAGCTTCTGACCAAAAGGCCTGATTGATGGATATCGCCTCACTATAAAAGGCCTCCATCTGCTCTAAGACCCCTTTATCTTTTGAATCGTAATACTGAGGCCCTATTTGAGGAAATAATGCCATTCTTCTTCCTTCCTAGTTAACTTTATAGGTCTGAGGGGATCAAAGGAGGAATTAAAACCCCTCGAGACCACTTAAACATAACTAGTTTAGAATGGGCAACTAATCAATACAAGGTTAATTGTGTATAGCAAATGCATTTGCTATAGATTTTCTTTCCTCTTAAGGTATGCGGCTGTCATAAATTCTATTGCTACAGCAGATATCGCCAACTTATGGTAATTGGCTGCTATTCGAATAGCCTCAGCTATGTTTTTTCCATCGTTTTCCACCATATGCACGACAAAATTTAAGGCCTTAAAGAGCGTTGGGTCTTCTACGTAATGACCGCGCCATTTACCTTTATTTGTTTCCATTATTTTCCCCTATACAAAACGCAGTAATACTTTTTCAACGCGTTGAAACTGCTTCTGTAATATTGGAAACCATGAGCCTCTAGAAGCTTCTAATACATCCTCAAAGAAGCCATAGTTTTTATTCCAACATAGAATCATTAGATAACCGTCTTGTATTTCATAGCTAGAAATTGCACTAAACGTAGCTGATAAAAAAGGATCATTTAAATCATGAAGTGCATCGATAAACAATCGATATTCCTCTTTTGACGCCATACGTTTTCGATATTTTATGTATTCTGCATAAGCTATAGCATGATCTCGAAGTGGGTTTTTAAGGTCAAGCTCGTTGTCATCCTTATCATCAACGTAGTCAGTTATATCTTTATCGCTAGCAAAATTTTCATCCATATCATCTAAAATATCTTGACCTACTTTCTCTAGAATCTTTTTAAAATACATCTCTAGATCTTTTTTTGACGGAATTGCATCCCGACTGTAATTCGCATATATAAAGTAGTGATCTGGTACCCTAAGTATATATTTCATAAGATAAACATTTAAATACCAATTATAACCGCAATACGCTTCAAAGAAATACTCATTTGCATAGCTATGCTTATCGTCTTCTTTCCAAGACCATATACGTCCATCCCATTTTTCGAATTTAGGTAATTTTAAGCTCATGATTTCATATCCTTAAATTCTTTTTCAAACAGCTCTTCAACAGCCTGACATAAGATATCCGATTTTGTATCCTTGCTTCCGGCCATCACGCGAAATGCAAATATTTGATTAAACTTCTTTTCTACTTCCTTCGTCATATAAAGCGTAAACTTACCCTTAGGCTCCAAAAGCTCTTTTGGACGCCCTATTTTCTTATTTTCCATAACTTCCCCGGCTTAAATATTTATTACTATTATTATAATAACATCATACAATTAAATAGTCAAATAGCTGTTGACAATATATATATATAATATATAATTAATTATGCTTGCTAAGTTGGAGTTCCTATTTTTTACTCGATTCATAGGAGCTCCTTCTAGCTAGAACGTTGTGCGCACAATGTTTTGCAAGGAGAGCGTAGTGGATACGCAAGTAGATGTATTTTTAACTTTATTACGGGAGGATTCCTATGAAACGTATATTAATAATTGGACTATCTTTACTAGTGTCTGCGCCTATATCATGCATGATGATGCAAGAGCAGGAAACAGAAGAGAGTAGCGAAGTCGCAGAGGCAGTTGCAACTGGACTTAAGTGCATTATAGCGGCGCCATTTAAGTTGGCATATGCAGTAGCTGAAAGTAGCTATGAACTCACAAAGGAGACGTATCAGTGGCTTACAAAACCGACACCACCCAAGCCGCCTAAAAAGCCTAATGTGCCAGTTAGAGATGTGTTTGCTGCAAACAAAGCGCAAATGGATAAATTGCAAGCACAAGCTTGTGCATCAGGTATGTTAGCACGTGCAGCACGCGAAAGGTGCCCAGCTGATAACGCAGGTGCTGAGCTTATCAGAAGATGCAAAATAAAAAGAGGCATGCGTGAAATTTGGAAACAAAAACCAATAAGTAAACGCGTAGGTCTACGAAAATAAAAGAACCGACGGGGCCTTAACGGGCCCTTTTTCCGTGTTCAAAGCTTTACAATTAAGTATAATCGGCATAAAATTTTATGCGATAGTATCTCAATAATCATTACAACCGAGAAGAATTATTTATTGTACAATTCCTACAATTTCATCTTCACGTAATATTAGATGATCGCTATCAAACGGCAGGCCTGCGTGCTTGTTGTATAAAATTTGGTCACCGCTTTTTACCTGCAACGGTATTAAGTCGTGACCATTTGTTTTTCTGCCTTTTCCGACACTTACTACAGTAGCTATCTTAAGCTGTGCACCCATGTCAGAGGCACTCTCAGGAATAATTATTCCACCTGCAGTCTTATCTTCCTCTGCAGCTTTTTTAATTAAAACTTTATCGTATAGTGGAGTTAATGTTTTCATGAAAAATCCTTGTAAATGGAAGTTGAACTTCAAATTTTAAATGTAGGTTAATATCTTGGCAAATCATCCCTAAAGACAGCAGGCATATTACTCTGATCTCCATACATCGCTTCTCTGTAACGTTTTTCTAGTTCCTCTGGCGATGACCCATCTTTAACTTTACCTAGCGACACAGCCAAATATCTCATTGCATCGGCAAAGTTCGAAAATACATCGTGAAGTGGCTTCTCTTTGTATACTTTCCTCTTGCTATCATACTCTTGTCTATAGTTCTCAAGCGCTTTGATAAGCGGCGCACATCGTACCTGATCTAGATACATTAAGGGTAGCTTTGATCTTACGGCCTCAATTCCATCCATGATCCCAAGTTTATCAGCAACTGTAAAGGTTACTCCAAGCCTCCTGGCTTTTTCCCAACGAGTAATTCCGGTGCTAAACTCCATATTTCGAATATCATGAGGGCCAATATGCTTGCCGTACGTATAATCTTTAGACCTAAGAATCTTAATATAATGCTCCAAACCTTCTTTATTCTTCTCATAGCAATCGATGATACGTATGGAGTTATCCCGAGATATCTGAAAGAAGATAATAGCAGTCATGTCGCGACAACCTATATCCCATGCGGTATGTACCTTGAGTGTTGGATCCCATGGCACGTGGCCAATCTGCCCATTAAGCTTAAGTTGATCGATATATTTCACGTAATATGATCCTTCGACACCCATATCAAACGACGTCCAATACTCTTGAAGCTGAAGATCTTCCGACATTTCACCGGTTCTACGATCTAACTCAAGCTTCTCTAGAGAAACATGCTTGGTGTCATCAACGGTTAATTTTGAAACATACCAAATATCTGGATTCTCAAGTGCAACGTTGTACATGTCATACATAAAGTTCTTGCCTCTGGGAGTAGAAACAATCAATGCCCACCCATCTGATACAGATAGAATCGGTAAAGATAAAGAATAAGATTGCGGTTCACTAACTGCAAACTCTGAGAACACCATACCGTGTGCGTTGGTACCGATCATAGATTTATCAAACTTATCAGACCCAACTATCTGAAAGAGAGAGCCATTCTTAAGTTTAATACGCATGAGCTGCTCATTTTTAGACTCGACTAACTCTTTTGGTAGATAATCTAGGATTCTATCACCATCGATGGTAAGAGCATCCCAAAGAATTCTTCTTCCTAAAGCAAAGGTAGGAAATACGTAGAATATCACACATGTTTTACGTAGTAATTGCTGTATACATATGTTCCAAGCGCACAAATCCTTCCCAGAATTGTGCACAACATACCCATTAGCTATAAAATTATGATGCTTTTCAGTCTCTATATCATAAAGCTGATCAGCTCCGGAGCGCATTACCTTAGTAGCACATCGATAACAACTATTCCATACGCGCGGCTTATAAGGTTTATAGGGAATTCTTGCATAAACTTCCCCTTGCTTATCTTCTTTTCCGAATATTGGGCCATATGAAAGGAGTTGCCTGACCCCATATCCTTTAGTTACGCGTATCTTCCAATTGGACCCTCTTTCATTCTTAGGTACCTGTGGAATTATGCCTATTTTGCGCAGAAGCCAATACATATCCCAACCCATAAGATAGCTAACACCGCAATTAATGGATATCTCGTTTGCTGGGGGTACATCGCGACACCTATCACCAACAAATCCGGATTTGTGTGCGTATATAGATCCATCACACGCTATGACAGCAGAAAAAAAGCGCCCTAGTGACTCCTCATCGAATTGCCACACTAGGGGTAAGATTCTTCTTTTCTCCTTCGAAACATCCTGTCCATACTTTCGAAAGAATTCTTTCACATTGTTTTTATATGTTCCACCGCCCTTAGTGCCATTGGATAAACCAAGATCATATCCATTTCCCTTTTTACGATATATGGGTACCATTCCGAAAAGCTTCTCAGCAAGGTAAGCAACACGCGCTAGCATAAACTTGTTTGTATTAGTAAATTTCGGCTGTTGATAACCGCTGCAGTAGCCATCTGTTATCATATACCCTATAAATTCAGCAAGATCCGGATTATGCAGAGTTCCATATCCGATACCAGCATAGTTTAATACTTGCCGGCTCTTTCTTTTCGAAATTGTGTCGACACTATCCCAGCGAACGTGATCCCTTCCTTGAGTTAAATTTGCAAATTTATGGTCCGCGGACGTTATAACTGGGAGATACCCATAAGACTGAAGCTTTAATGTATCCTTAACGCCTGTTTTCCACTTATTCTTAACTTTATCTGAAACAAATTTAGTACCATCCCACGAAAGAATCTCATCGCCTATTTCTAGGTCTCGAAGAAATTTCCAAGAGCCGTCGGCCATGGTAATATGTGTATCACCAGACAGACAACGTCTCGGCCAGCAGGCCATTACTTTCTTATAGTTCAAGTTGAATATAGCGTCGAATAGACAGGCCTGATATTCTCGAGGCGAGAACTTATCCAGTCGTATCTCTAGGGGTTTTTCTTCCATGCTTCTCTCTCAATCGGGCTCTTTTGGCTGCTTCCTGGCGCGCAACTTCTTCTACTGTTTTTTTCACCTCTTTACGTATCTCTCGCCACTTCTCTTTAGAATAGAAACGTGGCCCATAAGAACCTAAAAGAGGGAAAATGAGAGTTAATAACACAAAGAGTATCTTAATCTTCTTTTGCATCTTTTTTTTGCCTTCTAGTTCTTGGTTTTCTTGTAAGAGATTCAAGCTTATGTATACATGAACCTAGCTTAACATCATGCGTACGTACAATCTCCTCGAGAGCTCTGTGCTGCATTTGCAATTTGTCATATCTAGAATGCAACAATCTCAGTTCTCGTTTTCCGGAACGGTAGCTGCCAATGATCATGATCATATCGGTAATAATAAGACCTATAATTATGTATAATAGCCATATATGTGGCATACAATCTCCTTACGTTTCTTTATTCTCATCAACATTAATCACTCTTTTATTTTCTGGAAGGTATACGTTTATTGGCTGTTTGGAATTATCTTGTTCAGATTTTTTCAGCTCGGCTTGATACGTATCATCGTCCCTCCAAGCTTGGCCGAATCGATGCTGTGTATGGAAGATAACGTTCTTATCAAAATGCCTTGTTGCAGCTGCTCTGTATCGCCCATATGCTATGTCCTCTTTTGCTTCTTCTATAGCTTCTTTAAGTTGGGGGAAATTATTGGCCAGATCAAACCACGTGCTCTTTGGTATACGCATTTCCCGTCTAAAGTCTTCGATAAATAGGGCATCTTTGGATGCGGCGTAGTCTCTCAGTTCGTCACATATGTACTCTATCATGCTGTCTGTTATGGGATTTTCTTTAAGGAATCGGTGTGCTAGTTTGGTCCGGAAGATTGAGGGTAATCGTTTCTTTTTGGTATTTTGTTTTGTTTTTTTCATGCTAGTCTCTTAATTTTAATTCTTGTTCGTGGGCGCTTGTCTTTTATTTTTTTTAACTTAATTTCTGAAATGGTGCAATTATTTTTGAATATAACTCCTTTGAGGCTATGGTAGGTAAAATTGAATAGGTTGATTGTTTTTTGGGTGCAGGATGGGAGCACGTAGTAGATTGTTTCTATTTGTATTGGTCCGTCGACAGGTTGTCGACAGTCGAATTGGTTTTTAATGTGTTGCATGAAGTTGAATCGTGCTTGTTTGTATTCGCACCATATGGTTGGGGCGGTCTCGGTTACTTTCTTTGCGGCAATGGGGTCTCCATATACCTCAAATTCAAACGATATGCCATCTCTCGTACAAGATTTTGTTCTTTTCATGGTCATAGTGCTCCTCTGATTTTCGTCTCTCTATGTCCAGATTTAACACATTTCTATAAGGGTAAGGGTTGAGGTTCTAGAACAGTGTCATGTTTCACCTCGAGATCCTTGGTCAAATATGTGTCGATAACGTTGGTTAGTTCAGCATTTACGCTGCACACTGCTTGTAGAAATTCTAACCCTTTTGGATCAATTTTTCCACTATTAATTGCTTTTTGGAGCTCCTCTGCTGGAGAAATAGTTAATCTACTTGGGTCCTGCTGAGCAAGTCTTGGCTTCCAAGTTGGGTCTTCCTGGCAGGGGCAAGATTCACTATCGATTGCAGCATCTGGGTACGAGTACCACTGGCCATGTTTCCAGTATTGTCCGGACTTACTGAAAGAAACGGACTTCTTAGTAGACTTACGTCGTACCCCTTTTAGGAAGTTATTACATTTCTTCATATCAAACTTTTCCCCCTTCAAAGTTGCATCGCTCTGTGTGTTGTATCCGGGGAAGTTGGCTAAAACAGACCAATCTGGTTCTAGTTGTAGCCTCTTGGATTCTGAAAGACAGTAGGCGTAATAGGTGTTGAATGGATTGGCTGGTATATCTTTATGGTTACGTTGGATCTTATTCAGTGCATGATATAACACTTTGTCCTGAAAGACAGTGAGACTCACCTTGCCCATTCTCGTTAGCTTTAGGAAACTAAGTTTATTTTCTATAACTCTGGATATTTGGTTATTCATAGAGTTTCTCCTCTGGAAAACGCTTTATTTAAAGCGTTTTTCTCGTTAAAATAGATACTACTTAAACTAATTTTTCTATAAAACAGTGGGATAAAAATGAATTCTAAAACAAAGCATGAAATAAAAGTGATAGTGAAACTTATGTCTCGCATAACTGCGCATGTTGCAGCCAAGGAAGTCTTTAGAGCATCTCCATACAAAAAGCAGTTGCGCATTTTTAAAGATCGAAAAGAATATCTACTATGCCTATCTGAAATGCTACACAGACTTAACAGTCTCATAAAAAACCTAGAAAGGTATGATAGGGATGCGTTTGAGTATCTTCGAATATTCTTTCCTCTTGTACGTGTTTTAGCAACACGACATGAATCAGATTTTGATACTTTGTATAAATCTTTTAATTTGCATGCAAAGAAACTTGAAGATGAAATGTTTTGATAAAAGTTACAAAATAAGTCTTCACTTATGATTTTTAAAAAAATAAACGTTTCGATGGCAGAAACTGTTGGACGATTGAAGTTAATGTCTTCGCGCGGTATATACTTAGAGTAACTTATATTAAAGTTCCAACTTAGTACTAAGTTAATATATATAAGAGAGAGAAAGAAGAGAGGGGGACCCAAGACTCTTCTTAGTTTATCAGTGATTCCGCAACTCGTCAACAGCTTATTTACATTCTTTATGAAAACAATTAACAACTTTTTTTTAGTAGTAACATGGCAGTTAAAATTAAAAATATAACTTATTGAAGAATTTTCTTGACCGGGTGCCAAAAGACATGATAACCTACCTAAGTCTTGCCAATTAGAACCTAGTTCTAACCTTGAGCAAACATGTACAGGCAGGGCAACAAATAAGAGAGAATGGTGCCCTCGAGGCGCCTTTTCTTTTCCCATAATAAGACTCCAATAAAAGCGTACCCAGTAGGATTAAAGCCTGAAAGAATTAACCCTACTCGGTACCCCACAAACACACTAGTCAATAATCAATCTAATTTATCCACACAAGCGAATAAAGTGAGCTAAGAAGGAATTGCAATAGCGCGTTGTTAATCACCAACCAATATAGCATATCCATATATAAAAGCAAATCTTTTTATACCCCTTGACATTCTATATTTATGCTGGTATCATGATAGTGAAGTCAGTAGTACAACCACTATTCGGAGTCGGAGAAACAAAATGACCATAGAAAAACTAGCAGCACAACTGCAAGAACAAATAGACCTAAAAATGGAAACATTCTCAAAACTAGGTAAACAGGCTAAAAAACTACGTGCACAAATCGATAAAACCCACCAAGATATGTCAGCTATCCTTTTAGAACTACAACCTGTAGACTCGCTCATAAGAGCCCAACACCCAGATAAATGCGAACTATTTGATGTACTGCTCTCATACCAGAAGGACAAAAGTGAATAAAATAATCATATTCATTGGCGTTGCAACACTAGCTATAGCCGCTAACTGTAGCCCCATGAAAAGAAATATAGGTTGGGATCAAGAAGATTTCCATAAAGCAAGAGTACTTGCAGAACGCACACAGACCCCTCCACCACCAAAAACATTACCAAAATCAGCAACACGTAAAAAGGTAGGAACAGAATGGGGAAATGAAAAAACTCGCCTTGCATGCCTTAAAGTATTCGACCGTATACGTGACGAAGAAAAGCGCAAACTTGATCACTCACGAATGCTAGCTAAAAAAATAATGGATACCATAGAAAAAAGAAAAAGAGCTCACAAAGAACGAAATACATTAGGATGGGATTACTGATGAAAAACAAAGAAAATACATTCGAACAAGACTTTTTAAACCTTCAAAAAGATATATACAAAGCAGATATTAAAACAGATTCAGAATCTAAAGGCGGAAAATTTAGATTTAAATATCTATCTCTTCCAGGACTTCTCGAAGCTGTTGTTCCAATATGCCACAAACATAACTGCTCACTACGCAAAGATTTCGAAATACTAAAAACCGGAGACTCAATCTACGAAATCATGGTCATCAAATTACGACACAAATCAGGAGAAACCATAAACAGCAGAGTTATAATCGATCAAAACTGGAGTGACATAAAAGAATGGGGGAGCTGCACAACCTACAAGGCTAGATACGCTATCATGAGACTGCTCGGCATACATCAAGACTCAGATGATTCGGAAGAAAGACAAATTAAGAAGCCAAACTTCAATTCTAACCAACGATATAGTAAACCAATAAGCAATGAGTCACCCTACATAACAAACGAGCAATATGACCTAATATGTGACGCACTAAGAGATGACCCCGAATACGCAGCGGAACTTAAAGAAAAACTGAAACTCTCATCTTTTAGATATATGAAAAAAGAAGATTTTCTACGAGCAAACCGACGGATCAATGAAATACTCACAATAAGAAGAGAAATTAACTCTAAATAAACTCCTTCTAGTGGCCACAACTTAAGTGGCACTGCTTACTTCGGGCCCGGTATTTGGTTATTAGCCGGGCCCACGAGTTTCTTACGTTTTTACAATCCTACCTTTAATGAAAGCATTCTCTAACGGAGCATACGTATCACCAATACCAACAAACTTGCTACACTTGATCAACTTATGCCCCTTAGGAGGAAAACCCAATATCTCTGTCTTCCCATCCCACTCAATTACATTAACAACCGCATGCTTCTCATCAACCTGAGCCCAGCGATTATCTTTTATCTCAAATTCCATCTCTGTCATAGTTATCCTAGATATTCAATAATGACAACTTCACCGCGAGCTCCTGTGCCTCCAGCTCCAGAGTTAGTTCCATTCAAGGAACCTCCCCCTCCGCCGCCTCCACCGCCGGGTATACCACCGTCACCACCATTACCAGCTGCAGCACCAACAGATTGACCTCCGCCGCCGCCTCCGCCAAGACCGCCGCTAGGTGTCCCAACAAGAATTGCGGTATTTGCAGCCCCAGCCGCTCCATTAATTCCTGTTGATTCTAAACCACCTGCTGCTCCAGCTAGAAGTAGATTACTGTTTGATGAATAGACTGCAGATCCAGTGCCTCCAGCACGTTCAGTAACAGCATCAGCACCGCCTCCGCCGCCTCCAGGGCCACCAAAATAATATCTCCAATAAGCCGCTCCGGTATTGATCCCCAAAGAACCGGCATTTGTACCAGCTGTTAAATTTCCTGCGCCTGCACTAAGAGAACCTAAATAAGGACTTGTATACCAATTGAGTGTAAATGGACCCGTGACACCTCCAGCAGCTGCACCATTCGTACCAGCTGTACCAGCTATTATAAAACCTAAAGGAGAGCCGTCAAGACCTAAAAATGATGTGGTAGCAACAGGAGTTGCTCCTGCATTTCCATCAGTATTATCAACTGTTTGTGCCACACCTCCAGCTCCACCAGCAGCAACCACAACAGGAGCTGTAGCAGGAAATAAATAAGCCGGCGCCTGCCATGATAAAAATCCTCCTCCGCCGCCTCCGCCGCCTCCTCCGGCAGCAGTACTAGCTCCACGTCTACCGGATCCGCCACCTGCACCAGCGTCCCATACAAGTACTTGAATGTTCTGAGCGTTAGCGTCTTTTGTCCATGTTCCAGAAACAATAAACTTAGTAACTTTTGTACCACCAGGACCAGCAGTCGTATCAATATTTATAGTATTTGCACCATTAGTAACCGTTATTGTACCACCAGCAGAGGTAATATTTGCATATGCTGAAGGAGCACCTGTTGCACCTATTATTACCTGTCCGTCATTGCCTCTATCTAAATTTGTTGTAACAGTATTACCAGCACCAGCTGTGTTTATTAATTCTCCACCCAAGTCATTAAGCACACCCGCAGCATCGGGAGTAGCTGTACCGGCGTCTGTAACAAATGAAGCGGCTAAATTACTTGCATCAACATCGATGGTAATAGTGTTACCTGCACCTGTAGTACTACATCGTGTACCACCAAGCACATTAAGCACTCCAGCAACAGGAATTGCATTTCCTGCATCACAAGTATAGGTATCAGCCCATGCATCAGGTGTAAAATTAATCGTTATAGTATTTCCAGCTCCTACTGTGTCTGTATAAGTACCATCTCCAACAATATTGAGAATATTTGCAGCAGGAATAGCTGATCCAACATCAGCATCATATTGTGTGGCTACCGTACCATCATCAGAAAGCGTCAAGGTATTAGTGCCAGGGTTTCCCGTAAAGAGATACGCTCCTGACCCAAGTATGTCTATGTTTAACGCACCATCAGGACCAACCGCTCCACCAAAATCACCAGTCAGCGTTTGAATACCCGTTGCCCCAGTTAGAAACTGAATCCAACGAGCAACGTGATTATCTTTATTAACCAATATCCAAAGCTCTTCATTAGGAGCCGTTGCTCTGTTGATCCACCAAGTGCCAACATCAAAATTATCATAATCGTTTGCTGTGGGGGCTCTATTGTCCGTTAATAAGAGGACAGGAGCTACTGGCTCAACTCCCATATAGGCAAGCGGCCAAACACCACTACGCCTCGTATCCTTACGTGTAGCCATAGTTAATCCTTATTTGTTTTCAGAAGCGTAGCGTGCACGAATACTAGCCTGCGCTTTACTCTTACTATTCGAATATCCAACAACTTTCCAAGAGCCACCCTCTTTTTTTAATATAGGCCAACCCTTTTTTCTCTTAGTTCCTACCCTATAAGGCATCAGATTCTCCTATACTTTAGATTCAGCATCCCTTGCGCTTCTATCTTTATAGTCAGGTTGTTTAAATACTAACTCTGCAAATTTATCCTTATTTGTAGGTATAGATTCTACACCAGCTCTTTCTAATTTAGGTTCCCATTCTACCTTAAGGCGCTTGAAGCATTGCTCATACTTGTGATTAATTACGTTAAAAATTCTTCTTTTCATATCCGCTTCAAATATCTCAGAGGGGATATCATTCTGTATTACCTTCTTTTGAATATCTGTAAGCTCAAATAAATCTTTTCCGTCGACTTGTATTTTCATTTTTTTCCTTTAACAAGCTAAATAACCACAAAATATTGATTGGATATCTGTTCCTGCACTATATCCAACATCAACTGTCTTAGTAGATCCAGACACTTTAACTCTAATTGTTGCCGTATCTGATGCATCCATATCACATAATACACTAATCTGTCCTGGATTAAGCTGCGTAGAAGACTGATCAAGAACAGAGGGCTCACATGTTAACGAGCGATATGTTCTGTTTGAAGTTACAATTTCGATATAAGCATCATTATGCGAAGCGCCTATATCTTTATATAGTATATTAGAACATAACTTATATTTTCCTGTTACTGGAGCCGTAAACGTAGAAGTGCCATCAAAATCAGAATTGATATCGAACGTTTCCGTAGCAAACACGACAGTATATGCTGTCCCATCCCCTGTTGCATTTGCTATAAAGCTCGAAATACTAGCAGAAAATGCTGGTAGTAATGGTTTGGTTACCTCGCCTGCATTAGTAATCGCTAAACAGTCATTAGAACCTAATGCTGAACCATAACTAACCTTAAACTTATCTGAATCATCATCATCAACACCGATTCTAAACTCACCAGTGCCGTTAATATCAAATTGTACAAATGAGTCGCCGGAAGCTCCCGGGTCAATTTTGAGTTCTTCAGCCTTATTATTTATTGTATTCATTTTTGCCATGCAAATTCCTTATATCAACACACGAGATTCGCACTAAACATTCCACGGCCACCGTATCCAATATCAACAACTTTACCTCCTCCAGCAAGATCAACATGAATGGTTGCGGTATCACTCGCATCAAAATCTGCTAAAGCTGATAAAGAGTATGTTGCTTGGTAATTCGCTGCGTGAGCATATTGTGACACATTCAGTACATAAGCTTTATAAGTTCTATTTGAGGTTACTATTTTAAACTGTGATGATGTACACGCTGATACTTCATCTACCAAAACACTAGCGGTAATATAATATTTTCCTGTTACTGGTGCCGTAAATGTAGAAGTGCCATCAAAATCAGAATTCTGATCAAAATACTCGGTAGTAAATGCTATTGTATAATCAGTGCCGTCACCGGTTACGTTAGTACCTCCCCATGCGGTAACAGAGGCACAAAATGCGGAGGTTAGTGGATATGTAATTTCTCCCGCCGCTGTAATTACCATTGTATCGTTGGAGCCTAATGCAGAACCTTGTGATATCTTAAACTTATCTAAATCGTCGTCATCGACACCAATCCGAAACTCGCCTGTTGTATTGATATCAAATTGTATAAATGAGTCGCCTGATGCACCTGGATCTAGTGTAAGGCTGCCAGATTTATTATTTATCGCATTCATTTTTGCCATAACACTCCTAACATTAACATACTAAATACCCCGACCAAAAATTATACGTATCTGCAGAGCCGTTTGTAATAAGATCAACTACCTTTGTCCCGTTCTGTACATTAAATTGCACGCTGGCTGTGTCTGAGGCATCCATATCGCAAAGCAACTCAAAGCAAAGCCCAACTTCATCGTTTGTGCTTCTAAAAGAACCTGGATCGCATTGGAAAACAGTATAACTTCTATTGCTCGTCACAAGGTTTCCGTACATGACTGTCATACCTGCGGTCAAAGCATCCATAGTGAGTCCCCAGGAAAACAGATATCTTCCCGTTACAGGAGCTGTGAACGTTGATGTACCATCAAAATCCGAATTTTGATCAAAAACTTCTGTGTCCCAAACAACAGTATAAGCTGTACCATCCCCCGTTACATTCGATATGTCTGAATTAAGCACCGCCAAAAAAGCCGGTGTAAGAGGTTGAGTAATTTCTCCAGCAGACGTTACCACAAATGTATCATTAGATCCAAGCGCCGACCCCTGACTTATTTTAAATGCATCTCCATCATCATCATCAACACCTATGCGAAATTCTCCAGTAGTATTAATATCGAATTGCACAAATGAATCACCAGAATTCCCAGGATCTATCGTGAGCTCCTGAGACTTATTATTAATACTATTTATTTTCGCCATATCTTGCTCCTAAGTAACAGAAATATTTCCTTTAGATGACAACACTGACCAACCATTATTCGTTACTGTACAGAGCAATTCAACAGCATCATGATCATCTGTAGAATCTAATGAGCCACCTACACCTGTAGTTGTAACAGTTGATTCATCCCAGCGTACATACTGAGAAGCATTCTGTGCTAATTTCCAACCACCTGCACCAAGACCCATAATACGAACTACAGATCCCACAGAAGCAGTTGCAGGTAATGTAACTGTAACCAAACCAGCATTATTTGTGATATATCCATTGTTTACAGCTGCGGCTTGTGTTGTTCCGGTAACCTCGTTCCACGCAATACCTTCTACAGCTGTAGAATTAACAGTAATAGAACCTGCACCATTCGTAACAGATATATTTGTTCCAGCGGTTATTGTCGCTAGCACAGGGTCTGCACCTGTTGATCCAATTGGAAGCTGTCCATTAGTTGCAACTCCAAGCTCTGTCATCGCTCCAGCACCGGAGCCCACAAGCAATGAATGGTCTGTTGGATCGGCAACTCCCGTACCACCATTACCAACAGGCAACGTACCCGTAATGTCTGTTGTAACATCTACCGCACCATACGTAGGATCTGCCCCTGTATTACCTTTAAGTACCGTTCCTGTAGCTCCTACCGCTGTAACTGAAAATGCTCCAGCGCCAGAACCTAGCAGAACGCCATGATCTGTAAATGTCGTAGCTCCTGAACCACCATTGCCAACTGGAAGTGTTCCAGTAACAGCTGCAGTTAAATCAACTTGACCCCAGGAAGGATCTGCACCTGTATTGCCAAGTAAAACTTGGTTTGTCGCACCTATACCCAATGAGGTTAAACCACCACCTGCATTACCAACTTGTACCGCATGATCAGTAGTTCCAGAAACACTGAAAGAAACACTGTTACCTGCAGCCGCTGTAGTTATATTTGTATTGCCTGTAAGTATGAGAACATTTGCAGCAGGAACCGCCGATCCCGCATCTCCTGAAAAAGATGTAGCTACTGTTGCACCAACATCTAGATCCAATGTTCCAGCACCGCCGGTTATACTAATTGTACTTCCAGCCGATGTTAATGCAGCCCATGCAGGGTCAGCACCGGTTGAGCCTATTAATAACTGTCCATTCGTACCAGGACCAACGGGTGTAACTGCACCTGTACCAGATCCAACCATTACTGCGTGATCTGTTATCGTAACAAGACCCGTACCACCTTGATTAACTGGAAGAGGAACAGTAATGCTTCCTCCACCTCCAGCACCTAATATTTGTGACATTACGATCCTCCATAAAAGCTACTTACGTATACTGAGCCAGTTGTTGGAACACCAGAGCGTTTAACATATATTGTCGTACCTTTAGCTATAGAGAATCCATTCGAAGATGTTTTATTTGCTGTTATATCTATCACAACGGATGTTAGCGTATTTAATATTAGATGATCATTAGTTCCATCAAATGAAAAAAGCAATATCGCATCAGTTAAATTTTGAATAATTAAAATACGGGATGGCTCAGCAAGTGCTGTACCGACTGCTGCATAGTTAGCGCCTATTGAGCCAAACGCTAGAGAGCGCAACGTTTCTGGGGTTAGCCTTACATCTAAACTCATTTTTTATCCTTCGAATCTTTCTTCTCAGGAGTATCTGGACTTAAGTCTACATCTGCTCCTGTTTGTTTCTTAATAACTTCTTCAGCAATCTCTTCAATAGGATTATCTTTTTTAAGTTTAAAATAATATGTAGATCCAACGCCAATTATCACCGATAACACGACAAGAATCACTTTATATATACTAAATCCCATCAACGTCTCCCAAATTAACTCCTCCCTATTTCGGGAGAATGAGTTACTCTTTTTCTTCTATATCATCATCAGTTTTAATCTCTGCTTCTGGCTCCTCAACCATCTTGAGCTTACCGTCTTCTTCAAGCTTTTTATTGTAATCATCAAGCCTTTTTTTCATGACCAAATAAAAATGCATTGCTGCATCAAGACCAGCAGAAAGTGGAGCCTGATAAGGCATATTAAACGAAAAAACACCTTCGTCTATTTTGATCTCTATACTGTACTTTATCTCTTCTTTCATGTTTTTCCCTACATGTAATGAGGTTGTTAATATTATCTTCCAATAACAGAATAGCAACTAAGAATATGGCATACAATTATTTAATGTCCAGCTTGAAGCTGGGGAAGGCTGAGCTTGGAACTATTAAACGAGTAACGTTTAACTACCGTTACCGTTACCGTTGGAAATATTTAACAAAAAAAACTTTAGGAGAGCCATTCTGAAAAAAGATTGGGGTACTCGTACCAATTAATTGGGGTACTCGTACAAGAAGTGTCTATTTAAAGCCTCATTGATGTTGCCATATGTATGCATAACGAAAAGACGCGTCATATGGCAACATCAATTATCTATATTAAGGAGTTAGAACCCAGAACGCAATGTAAACTGAACCATTGCAAATCGCCCCTCCATTGTTCTGTGTATCAACGGTGAACGACCCTGCAGCAGGTTTCACTCTTTCAAGTGTTAATCTACAGTCATTCGATCCAATGTTGTTAACTGTTACAAATATTGCTGATGTTGCAGACACCTCACTGTTAGTAATAGTGAATGTTTGTTGCGCGCCAACAGCAGTTGTTATACCGGTATGCGTACAAACACCAAATTTTGCATTTAATGTAAGAGCTGCGCCGGCACCACTTACAGTAGCTGGATTTGGATCAATATCACCTGCTGCTACAAACGATAATCCACCTGTGCCAGCGTTAATTACAGTTGTAGATGTTGTGGTTGTTGACCCTAATGTAGTTGTATGAGCGTTTGCTGTAGTACCAAAATTTGCTCCGCCCGTCCCACATTCTACGGTTACTGTGTTAACACCAGTTCCAGAGCCAATTATTACAGTACGATCTCCGCCTGTTGCAACGTTAACAGCTTGAGCTATAACATCATTACCAATACTTATTGCACCACCAGAAGAGTTTATCTCCAACACACCTGCAGAATCAAGTAGTATTGCACCAGTGGATGTTACAGCTGTATTTCCGGATCCGGATTGAATCGTTGTAGCTCCGGCACCTGTTGTTGTTCCGACAGTTACTGTCTTGGCAACGGCGTCGGCACCCAATGAAATTGCACCTGTTCCTGTTTGAAGGGTAAATGCACCATTGGTAGCATCTATTGTCATTCCGCCAGTCCCGTAGTCAATATCGATACCACCAGCTGCGTTCGACGCATTAATAACAATAGAATTTGCTGCAGCAAGACCTGCTGTCATAGCACAGCCACCAACATCTGATTGCATGTGCACGGATGTTGAAGATGTACCTTGATCAGAGTGCAAGCGAATTGTTTCAGTTGTACCCGCATTTGCATGCAAGTATATACAATCAGCAACGTCTTCTGTTGAATTTAATACAACAGAACCAAGAGTTGCATTTGCTGTAATATCTCCGGAACCTGAATCCAGCACAACACCAGTTGTAGTGTTAGTATTACCTATAGTAACAGTTCTAGCGGATGCAGAAGTCCCTACGTTTATTGCCTGCGCATCATTATCATCACCGATATTAAGTGCGCCACCGGTAGAGTTAATAGATATAGCGCCGGTTCCATCAATATCGATTGTTCCTGTCGATGTAATCGATGTATTTCCAGTCCCCGATTGAAGTACTGTTGCTGCTGCGCCTGTTACACTACCCACAGTGACAGTTTTAGCCGCAGCGTCGACACCCACATTAATTGCGCCTGTTCCAGATTCAATTGCAACGGTACCGTTTCCACAAACTAAGCTAAATCCGCCAGTACCGCAATCAACATCAATTCCGCCAGCTGCATCTGTTGCGTCAATCACAATAGCGTCAGCAGCTGCTTCACCAGCTGTTAAATTTAATGATCCTAGAGTTGTACCTACATCTAGATCAAAAGCTCCTGTTACGGTCAAATTTGATGCCGCACCGCCGTCTATAGATACTGCACCTGTTGTAAGTACATCAAATCCGCCTGTTCCAGAGTCAATATCAATACCACCAGCTGCATCAGAAGCAGTAATGTTAATTGCGTCTACCGTTGATAGGCCAGAGTCAATATCAATACCACCAACATCAGCATGAATGTCAATAGCGCTAACACCAGTCCCTTGATCGGAATGAATATCAATAGTTTCATTAGTTCCGCCATTTGCATGTATATAAACAGCCTGAGCAACATCATCATCCGCTGTGATGGTCATAGAGCCGCCAGACATAATGAGGTCATGACCGGCTGTTAAACCACCTGTAACAGCTACATCATTATCTAGATCTATAGTAATAGTATTTGCTACTGTACCATCAGTAGTAATATTTGAACCACCAAGCACATTAACCGCACCCAAGCCTGTAGGAACAACAGGTCCAGCAACATCTGTTGGATAATTTACTGCTGTAGCACCTGTAGCATCGATTTGAATGGAACCAGCACCATTAGTTACATTAATTCCGGCACCGGCAGTTATAGCTGCCCATGCTGGTGCGGCTGCCCCAGTTGAGGCTATTAACACCTGCCCATCTGTACCATCAGATGATGAAAGAATCCCAGCTGCGCTTGACTGTACTACACCAAGGCCTGTATTCAATGTTGTATTCCCGAGTACTGCCAACGTAGTACCAACCACAAGGGTCGTTCCACAAGTAATTCCTGCAGTTGTGGCTACCGTGGTAAATGCTCCAGAACCACCGCCAGCATTAATCCATGTAGCGCTATTTGAGACAACTCTCGTTAAAATATAGTTGTCATCATTAGGCTGATCTACCCAAATTGTTCCCGGAAAAGCAATATCAGCGGTTGTGGGTGCTCTCTGTGCTACAATTGGACGTTGAGGCATCTCAATTAAGTTATCTCCCATTCCGTACACATAGGTACGTGTATTTTGACGTAACGCCATATCTTTCTCCTATATAGGATTATTAAGTTTATGTCTCCAAGACAATAACAGCTAGAATTAGCAGGTGATAGCACCCATTTGCAATATGTACACACATATGCCATACTATATGAAAAGAAAGGTGGGAATATGCCTAGAAAAGGGCGAAAAAGACTTTCAATTGATTTGCCAACCGTTATATATAACCAACTTAACCTCCTAACAAAACGTAGAAATATAACATTAACAAGGTTAATAATACGCTTAATAATAATGGCAATGCAGAGAGAACGCGAACTAGAGTAAACCTTTTTTAACTTTTATTTTTATAGAATTAAATCTAGATACAATCCCTTTTTTATTTACATAAGGATCTTTAGCCATATCATCTTTAACCTTCTTTATTTTAGAAGAATCACCAGATTTAATAGCAGCCGCAATTTTTTCATTCCATCTATCTCTTGTAATTTCATTTTTTGCATATTTTATTTTGTTGTCAATTTGTTCTTTATTGAGGCCACTTGTTTTATATTGCTTTTTTATTTCACTTATTTTGTTTTTATCATCAGACAAAAGTGCGTTCTTCAAATCACCACTTAAAGTAGGTAGTTCTGTTTTAATTTTTCCACGCTGCTTCTCTGTATAAACACCCTCAAATTTTAACGACTTCAAAGCATAATTAAATGTGCCTTGGATAGAGTTCTCACTGAAACCTAGCGGATCTTTACGCATTTCAGCCTTTACTCGCCGTACTGCATCATTTCTTTTTTCCGGATCTTTTATTGATACAGCTTCTTTTGCTTTGTCAAAATACCTGTCAGACTTAATAATACTTTTCTGGTTTGTAATTTCCTGTTGTATTCTTTCATCTGGAATATCGTTTTCCTTAAGTTTTCTTTTTATATCAGCTAGCTTTCTCGTATCATTTTCCTCAAGTGCTTTCCTAATATTAGTTGCTTCTTTAAATGGTGTTGCCATCTTTCTAGCAGAAAAAAGACCTCCTCCAGTTTGTACCCACTTAGGAAAGTCACGTTCAACTACCAAAGATTGCAAACCAAATGGGACAAGATCTTTTAGTAACGACTTTGTTCTTGATGGTAACTGCTCAATAAAATCTTGTTTACCTTCCCATGGTTTCCTAATACCTCCCATATACTTCCCTTCTGCCATAAAAGGACCATACGGTGTAGGTGTTGTTCCTGTAACTTGCTTCCATATCTCCCTAACAAGAGGAACAGATTTGTTATATAACATGCTTAATAGATGATCACCTATCTTAAAATAATTTAATGCTTCAACAAGCTGCTTACCCGCATATAACTTCAAGCGAGCACCACTTTTATCGCGACCCAATCTTAAACCATTAATATTCCAATCGGGCAAAGGAAAACTAAATAAATCAGAAACATCATTAATATCAGTAAATGCTCGCAAAGCTTCCCATGGAGACCAAATATTTTCACCTTTTTCATTTGTAGTCATACCTCCAAAAATACCTTTAAAACCAGCTGCTATCAGTGAGTTCTTTATTGTGAAATTCAATAAATATTGCCTACCTAATTGTCCTTCAAGACCAGGCTTAAAAGCTCCTGCAAGTTGCTTCACGTTAGAAACAGTCCAATTAGGGAAGGCTATAAAAGCACGCATCATCTTACGCATCTTAGGATTTTTAAACCAGGTACTTGTTTCCCACCTTTGACCACCAAACTCATCGTTCATCCGACTTGCAACGACCCGCTTTAATTCTTTTGTTTCTACAGGTGTTAGCTTTCTACCATATTCTTTTTCCAGACGACCAAGCTGCGCTTTAACTGTTTCATCATATGCAACCATTTTTAATCTAGGTATAAAAGTTTTGTGTATATAATCTGGAACTTCACTAAGCCTTTTTTGAAACTTTTTTGTACTTATCGAAAATTTAGATTCAGGATCAGCTATCTTATCAATAAACTTATCAAACACTCGTTCATTTTTGGGAATAGTAAGTGACTCAATTCCACCAATCTCAAGTCCATGCTTTACTGCATCTTTTACCTTTGCAGTATCTTTTAATAATATGTCTCCTTCTTGCATCAATTTTGCTGGTCTCAAGGCTTTCTCAAATCCTAAACGACCAAGAACGTTCTCTAACTGTGTTTTATAGTGGAACCCTGAAAACGACACCGCTAATCTATTTAGACGCCTATTTATTGAATCCCATGCATCAGTTACATTTTTAACATGCTGTAAAGCTTTAGGGAGCTTTCCCTCATAGTTTCTAACAAAAACTCCATCAAAGGTTTCTGCCACATCCGGAGCTAATAAGGCAGGCTCTGGAGAAAGAGTATACTTTCCCACCTCTTTATCGTATGAAGTTCTAAGCATCTTATCGTCGAATGGAACAAATCCCTCAAGCTTTGCCTTTCTATATTTGGCTTTACTATGATCAGTTACAATAACATTCGTGCCCGTAATATCTTGAAACTTTCTAAGTTTATCTACCAGTCCAGCATTAGCTTTAGCTCTATTAAACTCATTCTGAGTATATTCCATCAATTCAGGGAGTGTTTTAAAGCGCGGCTTTAATCCTGCTTTCAATGCTGCATCATGATACGTTAAAAATGTTTTTGTATTAGCAAAAAATGGACGTGTTTTTAACTTTTTATATGCTAATGCCTTTGCTTTTGCTATTTGTTCTGGGGTACCTTCATAAACACCTGGCAAATAGTACTCCTCAAGGCCCTCACGTGGTCTTATTGTTTTCATTACCGGGTCTTCATTGTTTTCTTTTAAAATCGTTTCTAAAGCAGGACGCACCTTTTTGTCAGCCATTTCTTTTAATTCTTTAGGTAAACGCTTTACCAAATCATTAAAGCCGTCTCCCTCAATCGCTGGGTTACCAGTTTTCTGCATATAATAAAGAGCTTCTTCATGTTCCATAGGAGTAAATTTTCTTTTAGCCGCTTTTTCAGCTTGCTCTAAACTCTTCCTCCATGTATGTGCAACCTCTACTTTCTTAGCTTTTTTCTCTCCAACCAAATTCTCAAGCACATCTTGATACATTTCTTGCGTTGTTTCAAAACGTTGAGCTTTTGGTAATGCTTTTTTACCTAATACTTTTTCTTCTGGTGTTTGCTCTTTTAGTGGAACTAACGGCTTCTTGGATCTTTTTTCCATGAAATCTTTTATACCACCAAAAGCTCGCGCTGTTGCTAAAAAACCTACTAAATCACCAACTTCATCAGCTGTTGGAAGCTTTCCTTCAAATAAAGTATTAACACCTAGTAATGTAGCAGCCTCAGCCCCTAAGCGAATACCTTCACTTCCCAGTTTAGAATTTAATAAATTTTTCATAGCAGGTAGGGATTCTAAAAGGGGTAAAGCTTTTCCAACTGCACCCAAGGCACCCCCCATTATAGCAGCCTTTCCAGTATCCTTTAGAACACTTCCACCTCTTTCAATAAACTCTTTAAGTGTTAAATCTCCTCCCTTTTTCTGAAAATCTCTATACTCTCTTATTACAGATTTTATTGCCGTAGGAAGAGCAAATCCTGTCATCGCTCCACCAACAGCCGCACCAACTCCTGCTCCAGCAGCTCCAAACGGCGCTCCTGCAAGTGCTCCTAGTTTTGCCCCCGGCACTGAACCGAGCATCATTATAGGCAAATCACCTGCAAATTCTGTAAGCGATTCAGTCAATCTTTCAAGATAATTTGTATCTATAGGAGCTTTAACTTCTTTTGCAAACCCCAATACACTCTTTTGTAATCCTCTCGTACCTGCCTTATATAATTTTTCAGGCCTAACTTGTTTTTGAACACCTCGCATAGCTTTGTATGTCATTGCTAATGGAATAGGGGCCTGAGAAAAAAGATGATCTAAAAGCGCCTCTGGTGAGTGCCACGGAGCTTCATGTACTTGTTTTTTCATGTCATTCTGTTCTGCTACAAAATCAAACTTATTTTGCGGTGTCTGTTCAAGCGACGCCTTTAATGTTCCATCTGTTGCTAAAGACTTGAAACGATCCGTATCTTGATTTGCTAATATATCAAAACGATCTTCCATCATAACTAAACCTTAAATCCGTATTTTGATGCAAGTGCTTTCGCTTTCTTGGGGTTATTGTTTGTTTTTTCTAAAAAAAATCTTATAACATCATCTGTTAAATCTTCACTTAAAAGAATCTCTATCGATTTCGGATCAAACCCCATGTTTAACAATTTTTCTCTACTCTCTTCATACCCAACTTTGCCAGTCTTAATCCCCTCCAAAATATTTTTTCTAAAGTTTTTTACCGCTATTGGTTTCTCTTTAGAAATAAGAGGTTCAGACTCAAGCTCAGCAAGCTTAGACTTGGTAGCTTCTGGAGATTTAACGCCAAAAAGGCCTGAAAGTGGTAATCCAGGAGTATCTCTTTCCTTTCGAATAAGCAAATTTAACAATGATGGATTATCTACTCCTAGAGATGCAAAAGCTGCTGCCTTTTCTGTTGGTAAAATTGCAGATAACTTCTCCTCAAGATTTTTCTTTTGCTGCTGTCTTTGCATGTTTTGAAGCTTCATATTAATAATATTAGATATTCCTGCCCCTAAACCTTGACCAAGACCAGCTACTCCACCACCTAGCATTTGACCAATTGCATGTCCGGTGGTTGGTTGCGATGGTAACGTTATTATAGCCATTATTTTCCTTCCTTATTTAAACATTCCTGTTTTACTACCACCGAATAACCATGACCCTGCAGCTTGACCTAATCCGCCCATAAGGCCTCCAAGGCCAGCGCCAATTCCAGGAGCCATCCCCTGTAAAAATGAAGGACGAGCCGGTTGTACAGCTGTATGATACGGAGATGCTACTCCACCAGTTAATATATTAGCTAATAAGCTTTGCCTAAACTGTGCAGGCGCTTGCGCAAGTTGAGCCTGTTGCATTGCTGACTGGATTTCGTTAAACCGTTGCCCCCTTTGAGCCATTCCTAAATTAGCCATTAACTGACCTCGCTGAAGGCCTAATACGTTCTCTGCTTTTCCACGCTCTAAACCTAATTGTCCTAATATTCCAGCTAGTTTACCTCTTTCTAGGCCATATTGTGCCCTTTTGAGTGCATATTCTGGCTCCATTGTTGCTCGGAGTGCAGCTAAATTTTCTTCTAATTCGCCACCAGCCTGCGCTTTTTGTCTTTCAAAGGCTCCAGCCCTCTGTCCCCCACCAGTAAGAGCAGTAAATCTTTCAGCAATCGATGGGAGCGTTTCTTGCGCAAATTGTCGACGAGCCCGGGCTTCTATAGGACCAAAATCTAATTCTTTTAAGTCAGCCTCTGCAGGCATTTCAGGAATAGGCGGAAGATCCTTTAATTCCGGTACCATCTGATCAAATTCCATTGGGCCATATGCATCGCGAGCTTGCTGTACAAGTTCTGCTAACTCCGGAAACTTTTGTGGCTCTGCCTTAAATTCTTGAAGTATTTGTGGCATAAGACTTTCGAGTTCTTTTTGTGCTGCAGGAGGTAATGTAGGAATATTAGCAGCTGTTCCGCCACCTGGAAGTTGCATTTCTCCCTCAGATCCTTTTCCTCTACCTTTTCTTCCCCCTCTTCTACCAAATAACTTACTAGCAACAAATCCTGCCAGTGGAATAGCGCCATATTTTGCAACTGCTCCTAAAATCGCACCCAAAGCCATAGTCTATCCTTCCTCAACCAAACCACTTTAATTTGTTAATAACAAATACCACCTATATCATATCAATAGTAGTATAACGTTATTAAATAAAAAAAAGGTAATTTAAGATGGCAGTCCAAAAAAGAATTGGCGCTTTTGTTCCCACAACCGAAGAATTTGAGATTGAAAACATAGAAGATATCAAGATTAATAGCCCAGAGTTTAGAGACTTTCTAGTAAGGCTTCGCCTAATACTTAATAACCATGCAAATACATTGAACATCAAAGATACTGGCATATATGATCCGCAAGAATTTGTTAATGGCCAAGTATGGTTTCCCAATCCAGCACTAGGGAGCAGTACCGCACAAAAACCTGTAGAAAGACAAGTATATAGAACTGTAGTTAATTTTGGCGCACTCCCAAACACTGCTACAAAAACGGTAGCTCATAACATCACATTTCCGACAACAAGCACACTAACAGCAACGCGTATATATGGAGCAGCAACAGACCCAGTAGCACAAACACAGATACCTCTTCCATATTCTTCTCCAATATTAGCTAACAACATTGAACTCTACTTTAATGCAACAAACGTAGTAATTACTACTGGTGCAAACTATTCAGCCTACACAACAACTTATGTTGTGCTTGAATATATAAAAGAATAAACTTAATAAGAAGTTATTAGTACTACTAGTGTGTTTAGTCCATTATTAGTGGCTTCATCATTACTACTCTCCTTTTTTGCGAGGGAACCGTGACATTTTGTCACGGTTTCTTCGTTTAAAATAATAAGGAAACAATTATAATTTACAGATCTTGAGTAGGAGAAGCATGGAATAAAATAGCATGAATATCAAAAGGATTAAGAGAAATAGCATCGTCTCTCATTTGTTCATCTGACCAATATATTCTAAGTTGAATCGATTCCCCCTGTGCTTGCAGATATACTGCATGCCAAAAGCGCTCTTGTGTTGCTTGATATGCGACGGTAGGATACGCACCAAACTCAAGTATAGATGTACCGAGTATAGCATTTGTTGCTAGTCCGGCATCCCGTAAAGATAGTTGGGAGGTTCCAGATAAATAATCAATGGTTATCTCACTATTATCTATCTTATCTACAAGAAAGTCTGTCTTTTCTATGCTCGTACTTAAGCCTCGAGGGCTATAAAAATTGAAACGCTTGGAATATATGTCAACCTTACTCACTAGTAATAATACACCTCCACCCTCATAAGTGCCTGTAACAGCGGGAGGAAGATCAATTGTAAATGTATCGTTTGTCGGCACACCTCCAACCTTATATATATTGTCGTTGAGCTCTGTGATTCCTGATGCGTTATTAATATATACCCAATCGCCTACTTTTAAATTGTGATCAATCGACGTGATAGTAACCACCCCAGCAGCTTCTTGGATATCAGTAATCTGCTGAGAATATGCATTGAAGGAAAAATCCCTATGTATTAAGAATGTGTAACCTTGCTGATTTCCTGCTATTACGTATCTAAATTTAGATTCAGCTGAACCGTCATTCCACTGCTGATCGTAGTTTTCCCATGCATGCGGTATTGTTGCCCATGTTGTATCAGTAAACAACTGGTGATAGCCAAACGCTGTGATATTATCATCCCAAAAGGCCCATGTATCATTTTTATAATTATAAATTAGTACCCTATTAGGATAGCTAGCGTACGCTTCACTGTGAGGCATAGCCCAATAAGCCATCTCGTTATAATAATCTCTTATACCATGCACCCTAAATACACCGTCATCATCATTGTGTATCTCAAATACCTCATCTGGAATCTTACTGTCGATTCTTTCTACATTTGCCCCGTTACATGCATGAATACCGGTTTGACCTACTCCAAGCACAACCTTATCAAAAGGAATAACTGAAAATGTAGACTCACAACCTAAAGTAGAGTTAAGCTTTTGCCATCTAAACGGATAAACTTGGTTTCCCAGATAAACTAATTCATAAGTACTTCTCTCAAAGAAAACAATTAATCTGTTTCGCAACGTTGCTGCACTTACTATAGCTTCTCTTGTTGGTGCATCTATGAAGGATCCCTCACCGCCTATATCTTCACGATAAGAGTTTGCAGCTATTGGACTACCAATTCTAGAATACCTACAACGATTAACATAGGTAAAAGGGTTACCAGCGGCATTTCTCTCAACCGTATTAAGCAAAAGTAATCTATTCTGAAATGGTATTATAATTCTGCATGTTTCTATAGTCTCATTTGCATTAGATGCATATTGAGGCCTCCAACTTGTCCAGTTAGTGCCATTAAAATAACGTAATCTTTCAGCTGAATTATAGTTTGTCGTAAATAAAATATAGCTATAGTCATCAGTCCCACGCCAGTTGCAACTCCAAAAGAATTGACTATTACTTCCTGCCCATTGCGCATCTCCAGGAACGGTCGCACCAGCTACCCGTTCCCAGCCAGTTGATAAGAGCTTATAATTGAAAAAAGTATCCCACGCATACGTATCTTCATCGTTAATTTCACTTTGTTCGTATTGAGTAAAACCCATAACGGGCTTAGCAGGGTAAAAATACAGCGCTGTTGTAGCTAAAGATCCCTGAATATTATAGACCCCCGTAGCAGTATTATAGGTAAAAACTGTTGCTGTTGGACTCGTAGTATACATGTTTCCATTAGCTTGGTATACGGTAAAAAATTCACCTCCAATGGAAAACATTTGCCCTATAGCGCCTATGCCAGCCGCACCTCCTGGAACGGTTCCAGCAATATTACCAGCACCATCTGTTGTACCTATATTAGCGCGTAATCGTGATCCTTCTGAAGCAAGATCTGTTATAACTCCTGTATTAACAGCTCCGGCACGTTTTTTAATACGACCACGAAATATATAAGCATTATTAAGTTCTTCAAACGCTTGATCTGGGATTAGAAAGGGTTTAACATCTCGCCTTAAGCCATCTGAAATCGGGGCTATCAAAAATTTATCAAAAGCCATCTAGATTCCTATTAATAAATATTCGAAACCTACTGTTGCCGGCCCGGTTGTCGACCGATTTGATGCATATACCCTAATTGTTCCTGGAAGTGTAAAGGCTGTTGCCCTAATAGCTTGATCTATATCTGTTGTCAAAGCATCCGCAACAGTTAACTGTATACTATATATAGCTGTAAAGTCAGGTATACCAGCCCCTGCCGGCAAAACAAATGTATCATCTCCAGTGCAACTAGAAACACCCCACTTGATAAGTAATCCGGAAGGAAGATAACTCCACCCTATAGCACCAAGACTAGCTCCGGTAGCCTCAAGCTCATTTCCACTAGACTCTCTTCGAATGAATAACTCAGATGCACCGGTTAATGTGGATTGCTTTGAGTACATTGCTATCTCATTTGCAGCCGTTGCTGGAGCAGCACCTTGTTCCGGAAGTGTTACATGCTTATGCTTACCCTGGTCACCTAGATCAAATGTAACATGATTGATATCCCACGCTGTCTTAATACCCTGAAAATTATTCAATATATCGTTTTGCGAGTCTTTTATCTTATCCGTTGGCTGCGGAATGTTTTGTTGATACGCCATAATATTATCTCCTATTAGAATTTCTTATGTATTATTCCACCAGTTTCCGGTATTTTGCGTATTCAAGTTTTCCGTATATATCGTTGCAACACGTTCATTCGACTGCTGGACTATAGTTCTTCTTAAAACAAGGCGCTGTTGATTCTTAAATTCTGGCATAATCATTTGAACACCTTCTTCATCAGTCCTATCTTGAAATATTTTTATACTAGCGCCATATGCAATATACTGCCACCATTGCTCAAGCTCCGGCGATTCTCCGGCTGATAATAATTCTGTAGGTCGTATATATGCCTCAATATCAACTCTATATGCCTGATCAGGTACAGGACGGACATAAAACTTATTATCAAAATAAAGGACAGCCTGCGGTACAGATACAACGTGCGGCCTTGTATGAGCATCGATGCTAACACCAGCTGCTGGAGGTGTAACAAATGCTAATATATAAGCTCCTGTTACGTAATTAATTGTTCCCAATGCACCACCAGCACCTGTAAGTATTCCAGTTGTGCCTGTTCCACCAGTAGTATCATGCAATTCTAGAGAATTATTATTTGCATCTACAGAACTAAACAACACATTTTTCTTTAAGATTGGGACATTTGTAAGCGTACCAGCAAAGTTTACCGTCACTCCGTCTCCGGTAGCTACCGTTACAACCGAATTCGTCCTAGGATATATCCCATAAAATTGAGATCGATCCTGATAAAAAGGAAC